TTCCGGTTCTGCTGCGCTGTCACGGCGCGCTGTTCGGCTACCTGGCTCATCACGGAGTTTTGCTGATTTACCGCTTTCACCAGGTCGTTCACGCTGCCGGCCAGATCGTCATTCTTCGAGCGCAGATCGTTAATCTGTTCGTCTTTGCTGTTCGAAAGCTTTTCAAGCCGGTCGTTAGTGGCGCTCAGCTGCGCATTGCGGGCATTGAGTCCCCACAGACAAATGCAGATAAGGCCGATGATGATGAGATGAGAGTAATTTCGGATGAAGCTGATTACGTTGAGCATAGAATTCCCTTAGCTTTAGTTAAGCGGGATTTCCTGTCGTCCAGACCGTTAATGCCACCGTTGATGATTCTGGTGATGCGGGTAACATCATCAGAGTCAGCCAGTTCATTCAGACCGTTGTTCTTCCACCAGGCGCCAGCCGACATTGCCGCGAGCACATTCCCTGCCAGCCGGTCAGGGTAAGCAACGATATCCACCCCTAACTGCTTCACTAGCGCCGCGTAATTCGCTTTGCCGGTAATCTGGATTAATCCACGCCCTCGATAGCGGTAGCCGTCACCAGAACTCACATCACCATTACCGTTACGGTTGGCGTAAACGATGTTTGCGATCATCTTCTGGTTTGCCGGGTGCGCCTCATTGCGTCCATAGGCTTTAGCCTGTTGGGGAGTTATCCGCCGTTTGAAGGTTGCCATCAGCGCGGACTCGCTGTAGTTCAATCCCTCTTCTACTTTCGTAAAGCCTGCCGACTCATGACCGGTCTGCGCGAGGAAATGAGCCTGCCGCAGTGGCGTTGTGATGCCGAACGCCGCCATGCTCGCCGCTATATGCGGGAACCATGCGTCACGAACAGCATTAGATACGCCAGTAGCGCGCTGGAAATCACTGGGTGTCAGCATTGGTATCCCCTAAGCGCTTGTCTATCAGCCTGCGCAGCTTTGATGAAAGCCAGTCCACGCCGAGAAAACCGAGAAACACTGCAACGACACGCGTAGTGTCGTCGCTAAAGTTCCAGTTAAAGACCGAGCCGATTACCTGCAGCGTTGGCTGGAGGAAGAAAGCAAAGACGCTGCACATCGCTGCATCAAGCAGGCGGCGGGGCCATGTGTCTTTGCCAATCCAAGACGCGCGCAGAATAGCCATTACTCCCGCCAGGCCTGCATAGCCGGATTCGTTTTTGTGGGCGTACAGCCAGGCAAGAAGGCTTGCCCAGAAGCCTGGGTCTTTTTCTGGCATGCGTTTCATCCTCACCTCCCAATTGGTCGGTGCCGTTCGTAGTCAAAGAGAAATGCGCCTCAGCCACATCGGTTAAGGTTCAGCTTGAGTTGATTGGCCGGGCGCAAAAACGAAAAAGGCCCGCCGAAGCGAGCCCTAATATTTGAATACCCTGACGCAAAACGCGGTAACAGCCTTGCCCGTCGGCAACAGGGTAAATTTTGGTATTTATCACAATATGAAAGGCACTACAGGTTTGCAGTCCCGGACAGCGCGGATAAACCGCCTGCGCTCAGCGCCTTTGGTATTGTGTGGAATGTAAAACAGAAAACCCCGCCGGGCGGCAGGGTTCTTTTGTGGGTGGTGGTGTTTTGTATGCAGTACGCCCACCATGAGAGAGATATTAATCCATTTTCGGACAAAATCAATCTATTTAATTACGTGCTTTGCTAATTCGACTGCTGCTGCCAGTTCGCTATGAGTTGTCACGATTTTGAATATCATCTCAGCATGACTTTCTTCCGCTTCCAGCTTTACCACTAGCGATTCAAAGAATGGTTTCCAGTTTCTGGTCCATGTTCGAACATGCAGTTCAGGTAAGTGATGGCTGACAGCCTTAAAGGCTTTAGTGCCGGTACTACGGCGGAAACCAACACCACTACAACGATCACATTCTTTCTCTACGATTGTGCCCAGTAGCTTTGATTTTTCGATGTCTCTTACAGTCCCAGTGCCATTACAGCGACAGCGCGCGCTTATTACGCCACTGCCGTGACATGTCACGCACTTACTTTCTGTAGTTTCAAGCCTGAATTTTGCTGGTGTTTTCTCACCACAGCCGGGATGGACCATTACATTCGCTATGCCATTAACTAGGCCGCGCCCGGCACAGTCCGGGCATGCATGGGTCGTTGCTGCGGAACGGGTGTATTCATCAAACGCCAGGCGACACATAACTTGCAGGCATGGCAGCAGCTTTTTACCTGCTGCTTTGATAATCAACCTCGGCACAGTTTTACGCGCATGCGCCATCAGGTATTCAACCGCTCGCACCTTATCTTCTTCCCCTACGCCTGCCTTTGCGAGGACAGCGGCAACCCCCAGCGGAGATTTAGACTGGCACATGCCGAAGGCGCCCATCACGTCAGTGCCCGTCAGCGCTTCAGATGCCGTAGCGCGCGAGGTATCGCTGATGTTCATAGTCTTTGGGCTGAAATGCTTTAACGCCGATTCAATTTTCATGCTAATCCTTCTCCACACCCTTTATTTTTTGTCTGCCCCGATAACGCCGACTGCAATCGCGTGATCGAGAAACCTGAACAGCAGCTCAATCTGGCTGCCATATTTGCTTTCAAACTCCCTCATGTCCCGGTGCAGCTCATCGTGATGCGCTCTGCAAAGCGGTATCACAAATAGGTCATGCGCCTTCGTCCCCATTCCTCCCTGTCCGTGTCCGATGATGTGGTGTGGATCGTCTGCCTGCTTTCCGCAGCAGGCACACTTTTGCGCCTTTACCCATCGCGTATACTTCTCGCTTTCCCAGCGCTTACGCTTGGGACGAAGCATAAACGATTCCGGCGACTCCGGGTCTGCCACCAGGCTGATAACCTTCTTCACGACTTCCCCGGCCTCTTGCAAAACCTGCCGGCCCGGGCGCTCTGGCGTAATCAGTGATTCCTTCAGCGTGCCGGTAGCCACCTGCTCTGCCTTCATCTTCAGAACGCGGCGTGCCGGCGCTTCGGGTATCAGGTCGATTACGTCTTTGATGGATGCCCACCAGCACAGTTCGGGCAAGGTCAGCGTGTGGTTAGCATGCAGGCCCATATCGAGGCAGGCGCTGTGAATGATCCACGCTGCGACGTTCGCGGCAGCAACCTCCTCCATTTCGCCAGATACGCCGTTATTGCGCAGCTTGTTGTCATGGTGATAACAGAGCGACAGCACGCCATGTTCTGTTTCGAGCGTGGTTATTTCGTGGAAGTGGAAGCTGTCGCCGTCGTCGCACTGGCATGCATTAATCATCCCTACCCAAACAGTAAGATCGGGAAAGCCACCAGCGGCGGCAATAACGCGCTCATGGCGGAAGAAGGAATCCAGTAGCGGATCATCCAGTAAGGGCTGATTGCCATCGTTAATTTTCCCTGACGGCAGGTCAGCCATATCACCAGTCGGCGTGCTGATGAGTACGCGACCGCGAAACAGGCTCATCAGTTCTGAGCCAGGCTTGAACAGGACTATCCCCGTGCGCGGCGCCACTTCCGGTGTGAGAAGCGCCCTCATGCGTTGCCTGCCAGTTCTTTGTCATGGGTAAATTCACCATTCCAGGACTGCTTCATTGGCAGTAGCCCTTTCAGATATCGGCGATAAAGCCACACTGCGCCCTCACGCAGCAGAACGGGCTGGTAGCTGGTGAAGCTGGCCGCCGATGAAGGATTAATCTGGCTGCTCTTCTCTGTGAGGTATTTATCGCGAGCCTGAGAGCGTACTCGCCAGTGAGCATGGTTCCCGTTAGGGTTGTCGTCATAGAGCCAGTTTGACTCCTGCAGGTATGCGCTCACCCTACTGACGTTCACGCCGTTCAGACGTTTGCAGAACTGGACAGGAGAAAGCCCATCGCTAAACAGGTTCTCAAGGTGATCGATATATTGCGCCTGTCGATGGGTCAATACTTCCGCCTGCTGTTTCGCTTCCATAGCATCAGCCCATGCGCGCGCCAGCTTAATCGGATCGTTCATGTCTGGCAGCAGAAGCCCACCGACCTCTCTGAGACGAAAATAACTGTCCTCCAGCCCTTCAAAGAATGTCCATGCCTCATCCGTATCGACGATTTTGGACATGCGCGCGGCGCCCTTCTCTGTCCATAGCGTCAGGCTTCTGGCTTTGGATGAAATTTGTGCGTGACTATTAGTCACTCGCAAATCTCGTAGCCCGTCGCCATCCACGGTGAAGATATGAATCCCTTCGACAAAACGACCCGCATTGCGTGAAAGGTTTTTACGAATGTTGGCTTCGTCAGTGCCATAGCCTCTGGCTAATAGCTCTGTCGTGATCACACGCTGATCGCGATACATGAGAACGGGAACGCTAACTGAAGCGTTCGAAGAAATAACTACGGGGTTTACGCCAGACGCAGCTGCGCCCAGTACCTGATTCGGCATATTTTGCTCTCCACACCATTTGTTTTATCCGGTCCCGCCCCCTCATCTGCAAATGAACGGGACCAACCTTTGCCGGCAGCGTCTGCAAACGCTCACTGGCATAACCATCATAACGGTTCCTAAACAAAAAGTACTACCTACGTGCAGGTCGCAGCTGATTGAAATTCTGAGATTGTTATCTCAGCCTTTCCAAACTTAGTGACCGCTCCCCACGCTACAGTGAATCTTTTCACCTGGCTGTCGTCAGCCCACACTCCAGCATGCGTCAGACTGTCGAAAATGGCCTTAAGATAGTTGTCCAGGTCGCGCGACTGCTTTGATGGAGGATAGAGAACCAATGCGACCTCCACGTTCACTGTAATTGGCTTAGGGCGCTTTTTGAGCTGCTCATACACGGCGCCAATAGCATTCGTGCGGAAAGAGCGCCCGGAGGCGCTGATTAATACTCCCTTTCTGGTGTTACGCCAGTAGGAGTTGACGCTTGGAGGGAACGGCAGGGTTAATTTCATTCAGCCTCCTGGAGCTTTTTTATGCATATTTCAGCAAGCTCTATTGCCATATCGAAACCAGCGTTGAAATAAACATCACCTGCTGACGCTGGCTCGCTATCTTTCGCTCGTTGTCCCTTCGCTGCCGCAACAAATGCATATATGCCAGTTATCATTGCCTGCTTTTGCTGTTCTGGTGTCATGCCTTGCGCCCCCGTAATGAGCTAATCAGCTCTATCAAGCAAACAACCAGTACAGGTCCACATGACACAATTCCTTGCCACCACTGAAGGCGGGATTCTCCGCCATAAATTACGATGAACAGCAGGATGCTAATGGGTGCCCAAAATACAGATATCCGTATTGCGATCATCATTGCTTGGTTCAATGCATAGCTCTTCATGCAAACCTCCCAGTAATGCGCTCGCGCCACGTCAGCTTTCTAGGTCGTTTCATTTCCTCGCCAGGTTTAATCTCAACCAAAACATAAGCACACTCATCGAATTTATTCTGACGCTGCACTGTCAGGAATGCCGCCTTTTCGGCGGCCTCCTGTTTATCGGTAGCATCAATTTGATGGACGTTGAACCCATTGCTATGGACGTGCCAGCCATGAATAACCGCGATAAACCTGCTCACGCTGCACCCCCCATATCAGGGATCGTCATCTGACCGGCCAGTTCGGCGACGGCGGCGCGCAGCATGCGGATATTTTCCCACGATGATTTATCAGCACGCTCCACCAGCCCGATAAACTCCGCCATAGTCATTTCGGTATTCAGGCGCGTCTCGATGGCTACTGAACTGAAGCGGTTGAATTTCTCCATTACCTCTGCATCGTCCAGATCGGGATACTGAGCGGCCACCCATGCTTTCAGCTCCGCGTTCTCCAGCTTTTTCTGCTTCAGGCGCTGTGCTTTGGCAAGAATCTCCGCCGGCACCACTACTACCGATGGGTTCTCGAAAGAGTCCGCCGCCCAAGTGTGCGCATATCGAGACTCCTGAAACGGATAAATGTCTTTGTCGCCAAACATCGCTGCTGCGCACGCCCAGACTTCCACGCCGCTTTGCTCAAGGATGCCAGCACGGGTAAGCGGCATGTTTTCGTCATATTGGCTATCTGCGTTCACTGCAGTCTGTGTGCCGCCGGCTGGAATGCCTGAGCGGTATTCAGCGATGATCGCCATAACTTCGTCAATGTGGCTCTGGTCGATAAGCAGCGCGCCTTTCCCCTCTTCGGCTTCGCCTTTCTGAGCGTCACACAGTAGTTCCACCAGTCGACGGGCGCGCGCGGCGCTGAACTGCGGCATCGCATCGGATTTGGTCAACTTTTTCTTACCGGTCGCCTTAGCCTTTTCGAGTTGCGTTTTTGCAACTCGCCCTGCTTGCACACCATGCTCGCGCACCAGCGCCACGGCGGTCGTCGCGGCAACTTCTTTGTTTTTCACCATGGCAATCAGCTCATCACCGGAGGTAAGCAGCTGCAGGTGATGCTCCACGTCAGCAATAGAGCGCTTCACCTTCTTCGCTATCTCTGCCGGTTCCATGCCCTGATTGCTCATGCGCTGGTAAGCTGCTGCGCGCTCCAGCGGTTCCAGGGCGCGCCCTTGGCTGCTCGTGACCATGAATGCAATGCGATCGGCCTCTGAGCCTACGAAATCTTTGCACTCTAGGCGGATGTCATAACCAGCTTCTTTCGCCAGCAGAGCGCCGTGGTAACGGTGATGACCGTCGATGATCTTAATGCCCTGCTCAGTGACCTGCACAGCCAACGGAGGCACATGCTCGCCGGCAATGAAAGCGTCGCGGAATTCTTCGACGTGAGTCTGGTCAATCTCTCGGATGTTGTAACCACTTTCGACATAGAGTTCATCGACGCCCAGAAGATAAGTTTTACGGGTGGTTATGTTGGTTTCGGTCTTTGCTTTGTTGTCGTAGATTCTTGCTAAGTTAGTCATTTGGTTGCCAGCTCCCAAGCCAGGGTAACGATAAGCGCGGCGATCATCAGGGCCGCAGTGCGAATGCTTTGGTAAAAAATTACGTTGCGCTCGTAATGGCGCTGCAGTGAAGTCTTCATCGGTACGATTCACTCCAGCCGCTTTCGCTACTCAGCGCGCCACTGTTCAATCCGCCATAGTTTGTGCAGCGAACCGACCCCATGTTTAAACAACGTGCTCTGCGGAGTACTGCTTTTTGCCTTAGCCCTTCTTTCCGAGTGGCGTCCATTGCTTTAAGCCACATCGCCGAAGCCCGGCGCCACCACTGGCGATCTTCCAGTTCATAAGCTTTGTCACACAGCTCAGCGAACTTCTGATCTTCCTCTGTTGCTGGCTCGGTAACGAAGTAGCGGCACTTATCGTCGCGGTAAAGATCGCCCACGGCAGTAAGGTTTCCTACCAGCTTGCTTACCTCAGTGCGGTTCATCTGAATGGCCACTGCCAGCTCGCTTGTCAGCATTCCCGGCTTAGCCAGGATATGCGCCAGAATCATTTGTTCAGTATTCATGTTGCGTCTCCTGTTACTCGCCACGGAAGCCATGCGGGATTGCGTAATCAGCAGATGGCACGACAGTGATGTCACGCTGTCCACCAGCTTTGGGGAGGTCGTTCGCGCGTTCTTCCTTGACCGACAGGTAGCAGCGCTCGGTGATCAGGTAGTCGAAGTTCTTTTTGCGCCATGTGTGGCCTGACGCGTTATCCGCCCTGTTCTCGCACATCCAGCGGCAGTTCTTCGCGATGTAGCGGAGATACGCCACCCAACGCTCTTGGGTGAAGTCGAACTTACGCCAGAAGGTGCGAAGCTTTTCACGACGGCTGCCAGTGAATTCAGCTACACGAGGCATTTCTGGGATGATCTGGTGATAAGCGCCCAGAATGGACTGGTAATCCAGATGCTGCTGGGCAGGCGAAGCCTGACGAACAGTCTCTGTTGTAATCTCTGTAGTATTCTCTGTTGTATTCTCTGTAAGACGAGGGCAGGTTGCCCCCATGGATGAGGTTAAATTGCCCTTTTCGACTGGCGCAGCCTGCCCTTTTCGATGAGTGCAAGTTGCACCCTTCGATGAGTGCAAATTGCCCTCATCGGTGAGCAGTGGGTTTTTGTGGTTGATTGCGTAAAAATTAGTACGGTCGTGCTGAGACTTTTTCAATTGCTCAACATAGATGAGACCGCTCTTTTTAAGCGAAGTCAGGGCGCGCTTAACCGTATCAGAAGACCAAAACGGGAATTGTTCATTCCATTCGTCAATAGTGTTATAAACCCATCGCCGACCGTCATGCTCTACGCCAGAGTTAGTGTCTTCCAGCCAGTAACAGATTTGCTGAAGCACAATGGCTTCATTCAGGCCGATCCGGCATGCCAGCACTGGGCTGATGACTAACGGTTTTACTTTCAGAAGTAGACTCATGCTCTGCCCCTACTTCCCTGAAATGGCGCTGAAACTGGTCAAGTGGGCTGAAGCACTCGCCATGTTCGTAGTTGTCGCGCAAGTAGATAACGCGGTTTGTTTCAGGCTCCCACCGAACGACACGAACGACGACGCCCCGCTTGTCTTTAAACTTTCGGTTGAGCTCGCGCATTTCGTTAACCCCAGTTGACGGAGTGACTCACCCACAGCCCACTCTACAAAGCTGTGGTTCACCTCTTCGCTGCATCCGGGTACATTAAGCACATACCGCAGCGGCTCCTGATTGAAACGGCCACCAGCCGACGGCAGGCACCTAAATTGCGGAACAGGATGGAATCTGTTTAAATTGACCATGCGATTATTTCTCCACACCAAGTGATTTGGTCGCAACTGAACGCTCCGGGCTGCAACCTGGGGCGTTCGCCTTATCTGGCGGGCAAAAAACGCGATACAGCAACGTCAGATGCTCCTGCCACTTAGCCATTACCTGATAGCTGTTCTCTTCAATCTGCTCCCTTTCAGCCGCATCAATCACGCCGTCCTCTGTTGCTTTGCGCAGATACGCGGAATGCTTGCCTATCCACTCTACGGACTCCATCAGCCGTTCGTTGATGTCTGCGTTATCAACATCCTCGATCTCCACCATCGGGACGTTTACGCTGTTAGACTGCCTCGATACTGCGTCGGCGATGTATTTAGTGCCGCTGGCCTGTTGAAGAACCAGCGCCCAACCCATCGGAAATATTTGGTCACCCTCAAGGCGCAGACGGTTGAAAAGCGCGTTCTCGGTGATCCCCAGCCATTCAGCAGCTTCCGCATAACCGCCAGGCATACTGGTGATGGTTTTACGGATCGCAGCAACAAGCCAGGCTGGTTGCTTTTCTATTTGCCAGTCAGGTTTACCCACGGTTAAGCCCTCTCTACTGTGGTTTCGCTACGGATGGCGTAGCTGTTAAAGTCTCGGTGCTGGTCAGGTAGCGCTGGGGATAAAGAATTTCCAGCTCGCTGATCTCGCCTTTAAAGAACAAAGCTAGGCGCTCTGCTACATCCAGTGATGCCACCTGCAAACCGCGTTCAATGCGGCTCAGGTTTCCTACGTCTAGATGGATGGCGCCAGCAACTTCACTTAACGTTCTGCCTTGCGATTTGCGCAAGTTTCTTAGCGGTGAAGACATTTTTAACCTCCTTAATTGCGTAATTCGCATATTATTGCAAGCTAGCAGATTGCGCAAGTTAATTTGCGTTTCATGCAAACCAGCCATTAAATAGGCACATGAACATAGGAAATCGAATCAGAGAACTGCGGCTTGCGCGCGGGCTGACAATGAACGATCTGGCTGATGCTGTAGGCGTCGACCAGGCAAACATTTCACGCCTTGAGACAGGAAAGCAAAAATCCTTTACCGAGCAATCGCTTAATAAAATAGCGAATGCGCTAAATGTGAGCCTCGGTGAATTATTTATTCCCTCCGATCCAAAAAATACTGTATATAATAACAGTAAGGATATGGTTAAGGTTATACAAGGGGGGGATGTGTATCGTGTGGATTTGCTTGATGTAAATGTAAGTGCTGGTCCAGGAGCGTTTGTTGGTAGCGATATTATCGACGTAATTCGCTCTATCGAGTACAACACTGAGCATGCCAAGAACTTCTTCGGCGGTAAGCCTGCGACTACGGTGAAGATGGTTAACGTCCGTGGTGACAGTATGTCGGGTACTATCGAGCCAGGAGATCTGGTTTTTGTAGATGTTTCAGTGAACCAGTTTGATGGTGATGGTATTTATGTATTTGGTTTTGATGGAAAAATACACATAAAGCGCCTTCAGATGGTTCCAGACAAAATCGTCGTCATTTCTGACAATACTCGATATCGTGACTGGTTCATTGATGAATCGAATGAACATCGCTTTTATATTTTCGGCAAGGTCATGATCAGCCAGTCGCAGTCCTTCAAACGACACGGCTAACCTCCTCTTCCAAAGCCTAATAAGCCCGGTTATGCCGGGCTTTTTTGCGCCTTTAACATTCCCAGTTTGCAAATAACGCATTTTATCACTTGCGTTATATGCATATCCGATTTATTGTTTCTCTCATCAACGGTCACTTACGGATTTCGAGATGAGAATGGTCAAGAACATGAGCAACACCAAGCTTTGGGAACTGATCACCTTTCTGTATCTGTTCCCGGATGCCGAGTTCATTTGCGATGGTGACGGCGGGATCGTGTTGTTGGAGTGCTGTGTCGATAGCCCGGCAGTGAAGCCGGTTTTTTGATGGATGACGGTGTGTTGTTTGGCGGTTTCTTCAGTTTGCAATCTGATTTAACCGCTCTTTTTTTTCACAATGAAAAGGGCATTTGCAAAGCGGGTGTTTTCGAACGCTTTAGAGGCGTGGAGTGAATGCCCTCCTCATTGTGGTGAATGCGTAATCATGCGCAGCCGTAATAGCCGGTCGGCTGGGAATAGGATACTTGGGACGCGCCTGAAAGTATGGCGGCAAATACCAGCAAGCCGGGGAAGCTCCGGCCACCACAATACCTTCGATGTTTCGGTGTGGAGAAATCAGGCTGTGGGTTATTGCAGTAACCCACCAGCCATTTAAGCGAATCCCTAATTTTTTTATTGCCGTCACTGGGCAAGGGATTCATGCAATCAAAAATCGTGTGGAGAATGTCAAAAATGGTTTTAACACTCAGTAGACCGGCGATGCTTTCAGCGCTGCTTTTCCAGGCCAAAACCGATCTTCGCTATTACCTGATCGGGATGTGCTTTGCTCCAAACAAAAAACTTTATGCAACTGATGGACATCGCCTGTTTGTTGGCGAGCATCAAACCGAATCAGTTGAGAACAACATTATCGTCCGTCTCAAGGGACCAAAATTCACCCGTTTTGCCAGAGCTGAGATCGACACTGATAGCGGTGTAGTTACCTATTTCGACAGTCTGGAACAGCGCGTAAATCTGGGGCTGTGTGAGGTTGTCGACGGGAAATACCCGGATGTGGACCGTGTCATTCCAAAAGAAAATGTTGCTGTTACAGAAATCGGCTTTAACGCCAGATACCTCGCCGACGTTGAGAAAGTCGCCAAACTCTATAACCCGAAATTCGAATCAATCTGCATAAAGCCCAATGGCAACACGTCTGGCTCTCTTATTGAGATCAGTACCTACGGCGAAAAAGCGAAGATTGTTCTTATGCCACAGCGTTTGAGCTAAATGGAGCGAATTATGCAGAAGCCAAATGACGACATCAGAGTAGGGATCATCATCTTTACCTACTCCAGCATTTTACGCGGCTGGATCGCCCCGGATGGTGAGCTGGTTAAGAACCCAATCAAAGCTCAGCGCATGGCTGAGGAAATGAACCGCAACATCACCATCCACTGAGGCCACCTGCATGATGAATAAATTATCAAATAAAGAGCTGGTAGCGGCAGGTCATAAGTTTGCAGCCAATCTGGACGCAGATACACCGCTGATCGACAGGGCAAAGATGGTCAGTGAACTGGCCACCCGCCTCGATGTGGCGCTCGCAGCAGCAACTGAAGCCGGGAAGCAGCGTGACGCGCTGGCGGCGGAGAATGCGGCTCTTAATGAAATGTATCGCCAGGCAGTTAAAGAGCTTGATGATACCTGTTTTGAAATGGGCATGATGCGCGGTGAGAAGTCCATGGAATATGCGGTTCCCGAAACCCCAGCCACTACCTCAGCCCTTAATGCCATCCGCGCCGAAGGCATCATCATGTTCGCCAGTAAGCAACTGGCCGCCGCAGGCGATCTGGAAAGCACTATCACCCTGGAGCGTTTGATGCTCGATGCAGAAAAGTTAGCCGGGCAGCTGCGCGCCGGTAAGGATGGTGAGTGATGAAAACCACCATTTGCATCGACCAGATGAAACTCGTTGCTGCGATCAGCTTTGAGGTTTCGCGCCAGTTCCCCGGTGTGACGGTTAATCCGGAGCAGTTCAACGCTATCATCGCGGCGGCCAATAACGTCAAAGCGGCTTACGATGGCACGGAAGTAGAGCCTGTCGAGGAGGATGAAGAAGATGCGTGAGCGCCCGATCCTCTTAAACGGCGACATGGTGCGCGCCGTACTGAACGGCAGCAAGACGCAGACGCGCCGGATTATGAAGGTACAGCCTTCTGCCGATTTCTCTCCAATGAATATGGAGCTGGAAACGGACTTTACCGCGCGCTGGTATACGCCCGGCGTGGTCGATAAAGATGGCTACCTTCAGCCAGCAAAGAAACAGGTGTTTGGTGTGGCCGGCGAGGATGAAGGCTACACCTGCCCGTTCGGTGCCGTTGGCGATCGCCTATGGGTGCGTGAAAGTTTCTACGAACACGGGCACTGGCAAGGTGGCGGCTATGACCCAGAGGACTCATATTTCGTCAACGATAAGCAGGTGTTGTACCCAGCGGACGGGATTCAGCGCCCTGCTGAACGTAAGCGCGAAGACTTCTGGCGCTCTCGCCCATCCATCCACATGCCGCGCTGGGCTTCCCGCATAACGCTGGAGATTATCGGCGTGCGGGTTGAGCGGTTGAATAGCATGACGGAGCAGGATGCGATAGCTGAAGGATGCAGTGGCGGTCATGGCTCTATCCCAGGCTACATGTACAGCGCCAGACCGCATGAGCATTTTCATCACATATGGGAATCCATCTACGGCGCTGACAGCTGGCAGGCTAACCCGTGGGTGTGGGTGATCTAGTTTCGTCGTTTGGAGGGGGAATGATGCAGGCATATACGGAAGAGCAGAGAAAGGCGCTTATAGAGGGCGAAGTCACATACAGCCGCTTATTTGAGGCGCTCAAGGGACTATATGAAGTAGAAGATGACGATGCGGTATGGGAAATATTTAATCAAACAGACGACCCTCTTGAAGATGTCGTATGCGCCTTAAAACTTCTCACGACAAAGCCGCCCGTTGCAGCGCCAGCAGTACCAGAAGGCTGGAAGCTCGTGCCGGTTGAGCCGACGCAGGAAATGGTAGACGCATGCTTTGAAGCCACCTGCGCCGGCGGCATCCAGAAAGGTTATCGCGCCATGCTGGCAGCAGCGCCGGCGCCAGGGGGTAATGATGCGTAAATGCTCTGGCCTGATAGGGCGCATATTCGGGCATAAATTCCTGCCGGTTATCAGTCGCAACGCCAGTTCTTTCGGATCATCCGGGGTTAAGTGCAAAGCGCATGTCGCACTATCTATGGCTGAAAAATATCGCGATGAGGTTTTCCATGGCTTAGCCTGCCAGCGGTGCGGTGCATTACAGGAGGTTGAGTGATGGATTACACAAAGCTGAACAAACATGAACTTGCCGATATGCGCAACGCAATTGAAAGGGAGCAAAAACGCAGAGACGCGGAACCCAAAGTAATCACGTATCGCGTAACGTCGTGCATGACCGAGCATAAGCACTTCAAAAATATGCATTGTGCGTTGCTATGTCTCAAGGAAACGGTAGCGCTCGTGATAGAAGAGTCTCTGGAAGATGGCGGGGAATACATCAATAAATGCACAGGAATTGTTGGTGTGGTTTTCAAGGTCGAAGAGGTATCTCAGGCAGACTTCGAAGCGTGGGACAAAAATAACTATTACGATGACTGCCAATTTGAGAGCAGGATTGGAGAATTGTCCAGTGTCTAAATCTGCAGCCGAACGCAAAGCCGCGCAGCGTGCCAGACAGGCTGCTGCCGGCGGTAAAAAGCTGGAGCTGAAGCTGGATAATCAGGAAGTCGAGATGCTGGCGCAGAACTGCGCCGCCCGGCGCCCCGGCCGCGAGCCTTATGAGTTGAACGAGTACATCACCATGCTGATCCACAAGGACGCGGCTGAGCTGGCGCAGCAGCTGGAAGCGCTGTCGAAGCGTCAGTGCGGGAAGTGTGGCGATCAATTGCCGGTAAGAGCGTGCCCATGCCAGGGCGATTCACAGTGCTGGGCCACCAGCGGTTGGCTTGAGACAAAATTAAACATCACGCCGTGACGTGTCACGGCTTCTTAACCTGTTGCAGCAGGAGTGGAGAAATAGCATGACCAATACAGACTTGATTTCAGAAAAAGAGGTTATGGATAAGCTGAAGGTTTCATCCAGAATGACCATCTGGACTTACACCCATAGGATGGGGTTCCCTAAACCAGTAAGAAGCCGTCCAAAGCTTTACTTACTGGCCGAGGTTGATAGCTGGATACTTAACGGCGGCGTTAACCAGAGATCAGCTTAATTTGCTCAAATATCCTTTCTGCATAGAGCTCATATGCCGCCTTCTGTTCTGCTAACCAGTCGTGCTTGTTATAAACGGCAAGCACGCCCCCTAAATCATGTCCAAGCATCTTTTCGATAACGTGCGGCGCAACGCCTTCCTCAGAAAGCCTGGTCGCCAGAGTTCGCCTGAAGTCATGGGCCGTAAAGTCACCGATGCTCAGCTGATTACGCAATAGCCTGACATATCTCGTTGCTGAGCCAATAGACAAAGGTATATCGCGATCGTAAGCGCCAGGAAAAAGAATATCCTTACCTGATGCCTTAGCCTCCTCTAGGAGTGGCAGAGCATGTTTGAAAATAGGACGCCTGATTATTTTGTCTGTTTTACTCTTTGCCGCCGGCAGTGCCCAAATATTTTCGTCAAAATCGAAATCTTGCTTGAGGGCTTCGCGCATCTCACTGTTTCGAGAGCCATATAGGATAAGCAGTTTTACTAGGCGCTTAGAGGATGCGGTAGCCGTGGTTTTTTCATTTTCCAGCCAAATTTGCGCCAGTTGACGGTATGTCAAAACCGTTTCCCCTACCCTTGGCTTTTTACCGAAGTCTTTAGGATCAAGGCGCAGCAGTGTTGATCCATCGATGTATTGCCTCCTGGCGCACCAGTCTACGGCGCCCCGAAGATGTACCAGCAGCTTTCTTGCTTTGGTCGGGTTAGCCTGCTCTTGCTTGGTGAAATACTCAACCCATGTGCTAACGTTGATGTCCTCTAATGAAATACCCTCAAAGACGCCTTCCATTTCATTCAGAACGACACGCTTATAAACTTCTTGAGTGCTTTCGCGGAGCGACTGCAGGACGTAATTATTCCACCAGTAGTTAATGCAGTCTTGCAGTGTCGGGCGAAACCTGGCTTGGGGCTTATGGTGCTTAGGGTCCTTACCTGATTCCAGAGACTCCTTAAACGCACCTACTTTTATTCGCGCATCCCTTAGCGAGACTTCAGGATACCGGCCAATACCTAACCGATGCTGCTTACCGTTAAACCGATATCGATACTGAAAGCTGATCACACCCTTTGGTGTGATGCGAATGCCGAGCCCGTCAGCGTCAGTCAATTCCGAAGGCCCCTCATAGGGCTTTCCGTGCAAACCTCTTAGCTTGGTATCGCTGATCGCCATTTTTGTACTCAATATTTTTTCTTGGTACTCATACTGTACTCGATCATGCTTGGACTTATAAATACCTACTAGGACAAAGGGTGACGCTTAAATACAAATGGAGTTAAATTTATCTTTTAATTTCAATTGGATGATTACGGATAAAGACATCAAGATACGCATAAGTACAACTGAGTACACCCCATTCAAGACCGACAAAGTTATGCCTTTCTTTGGCTGCAAGCATGGCTAATATCAGGTTTTTCCTGCGTTTTATCAGGATG